CCCGAGCTGTCGACTCGCATCCGCTCAGAATTGTTAGTTAAAAACGACATATAGCCGTTTTCTCGGTAATTTATTTGCACGTAGCCATCTCTACTTTCAATCTCAAAGCCGTCGTCTTTAGTTGCACCGCTATTGCCATTTGTTAGACGAAGGGAGCTACGAGCTCCAGCATCATGTATTTGCAGAAACTTGCCTGCATATCCGTCAGGCGCCGACGCACCAATCCCCACATTTCCACTTGCATCAACAACAACTCGCGACGTTCCATTCGTTGTAATTCCAAACTGATTAGACCCAGGCGAATAAATACCTGTATCAGTATCAGAGCCTGAATAAATCCCTGGAGCGGCTGCCGTCCCAGCAGGAAAACTTACTTTTCCATTTGCACTAATCAGACCAGTAGCAGCAACAGTCGAATCAAACGTTGCCGCAGCAGTAACGTCCAACGTTCCAGGAACATCAACGTTGCTTGTAAACTCAACGTCTGATCCGTTCGCCGCAGTCTGCAGCAGTTGACGCGCAGTGCCATTTGCAAGCTTGCTCACCGCAATCTCTGCACTAGCGTTGATGTCAGCATTGACGATCGTGCCGTCAGTGATCATCGTGCTAGTTACACTACCGGTATCGCCAGTCGTGACAACAGTTCCGGTTGTGTCTGGGAACGTAATTGTGCGATCAGCTGTTGGATTAGTGACCGTCAGTGTCGTCTCATAATCGTCAGCTGCTGAACCCTCAAAAACAATGACAATGCCAGCGCCAAGCTCAAGGTTGCCGCTCATTGTGCCGCCAGCCTTGGCAAGCTTTTCGGTATCAACTTCCTGAAGTGCTGCTTGCACATCCGTTGCCGCAATCGTGCCGCTAGCAATAAACGAGATGTTCGATGCAGTCTGACCGGCGATTGCGTTTGAAACGTCAATCAATCGGTACTCAGTACCGACTCCGTTTGACAGCAGCATGTCAGGCGGAGCCAAGGCAACTGAAGGCGCTGCACCTGATCCCGTTCCACTGGTGTCAACAACAACGTAGTGATTTAAGTTTGCCCCAACCGGCGCAGGCAACGCAGATCCTGCAGTAAAACCAGCAGATGAGCCAGCAGTCGTAACGCTACTGACCAAATTGGTGTTGGCGTTATACGTTCCAGCGTTCACAAGGTTGCCGGACAACACCGTGATTGGAACAAAAGAACTGCCGGAATAGAAATACAGATCAAGACTGGTTTCATCCCAAAACAACTGACCTTTAAAGTCGCCAGTTGGGAAGATCGTGACGTTATCGCTGCCAAGCGCGCCGCCAAACTTCATCGTTGACGAATCCGCCAACTTATCTGCTGTAACCGAATCATTGGCAATTAAACTTGTGCCAATCGTTCCAGATGTCAGCTTTGCTGCTGAATGATCAGGAATATCAGCAGCAGCAAGCGTCGTTGCTGATGTGACCAAGCCTTTTGAAGTTACAGTCACTTTTGTGTAAGTGCCTGCAGTGACTGTGTTATCTACGCTTAACTCTCCGCCTGCGCCAACAGCTAAACCATCGCCAACACTGACGGCACCAACTGCCGTTGCTGTTGCTAATGGGAGATCTGAGGCAATAATTGTTCTGCCGCCAGTTATCAACCCGTTTGCGTCATAAGTGACAATATGGTTGGTTGAACTTGCGGTAACGCTGTTGTCTACTTCAATCGTGTCACCATCCATGGTGAGACCATTGCCATTGACAATCACACCGCCTTTTGCGGTAGTGGTCGCAGTTGGAAGATCACTGCCAACAAGCGTGCGATAACCAACCGCTCCAGCAGATCCCGTTGGCCCTGCCAAGAATTGAGCGGCAGAAGTTGTGTTGTCAAGCGTTGCCGAAATCGTGACTGCAGATCCGCTAGTCGAAACGACAATGTTGATTTCGCCTGTAGTGCTGCCGTTTATATTCCCGATAGAACCAGGAGCGGCAATACCTCGCCACGCTGACCCGTCCCACAAATAAACGTTGTTGTCGTCAGTATCAAGCGCTAGCTGACCAGTAAACGCGCCTGCTGTTGGCAGAGTCGTGACAAGATCAACCGTTGACTCATTAGCAAGCTTTGCTGCCGTGATTGCGTCATCTGCAACCTTTGCAGTCGTTACAGCCGAATCAGCAAGTGCAGCTGTTGCAATGTCACCAGCGCCAAAAAGAATCTTGGCCCCAGGAATTGAATCGTCACTGATGACGGTGACGCCATTTGCAATCAGGTCTGAAACCGTAATTTTCTTGGTTTCACTGGCTGAATCGTCAACAATCGCAAGCTCATCAGCAGCGACTAGGTTGGCCCCCGCAAGCGCGCTGAGTTCACTAATTTTCAGATCAGCCATTTGCGGCAAGCCTCCGGGTTACGTGTCGGAACTTTCTAGCAATAGCTTAGCTGCACCATCTTGATCCAAGAGAATGTCGTCGCTGTCCTCTTGCAACAGTTTTGCTGGCGGCGTCAAAACTGTTTTGAGATCAATCGCGCCTGTTGTAATAAAATCAGCCGCAATTTCAACTGTTTCAGTTGGCGTAAACTGCAACGCGCAAGACGTCAACACTCCTTCAAACTCATACCAAATCTCATCGTTATCCTCTCTTGACAGTCCCGTTGCTGTCTTTAAATAAAACCTTGCCCTGAAATGGCTGCCAACTTTAGTTCTTAAAATTAAATGTATTAAATACTGAGGCAATTCATTTTGCAGGTCTCCGGTATATTCCCAAAAGCAAGACATGCTGCCAGAACCTGACATCAACGTGCTCAACTGACTGCGAAACTCTTCAGAAAGCGTCGTTGTGTCAACAGTTTCGCGCTGCGTATTCAGCTCAAAGCTGTTGACTTGAGCAAGCACCCTAAAGTCGGCGTTCTGAACCTCAACACGAATTGGAATGTTTGAGCCAGGAACAGCAAGAGCAGTTGCGTTTGTCGATGCGCCATTGATGGCGTTAGCAAAACTGTCGTAAAGCCTGATTCCGCCAATTCCATCGACGTTAATGTATTTTTTTACGCTAGTTTTTGAGTAAGAACTAATAAACGACAACGCCGCGCCGTTTGTGCTTGTAATTTCAATTTGATCGCCAGTGACTAGCTGACCTTTTTTGAAATCAAAACTTAAGCGCTTGCGCGTTACGTTGACGTCGCTTGTATTAACAATCGATCGGAGGTCTGTGCCGTCAAATTGACGCAACAGCTCAATCTGACCGCCTGTCCCTAAGTAAATACTCATCAGATTGAAGCGGCTAGAAGTTGACCTGTTCCAACAAAAGAAATTTCAGCCCTAGCAATGTCGCCCGTGGCTGCGCCAATGCTTGCCGCCGTGACATAAGCGGTTAGCTGAATGTCATTGTTATCTGTGCCGTCAACCCATCTAAACGTTAACTGAACCGTATCGCTAGAAGAAACGCCAGACGTGCCGGTTTTAACTAGCTTTGACAGCAAACTGCTTGTATTGATGCTGCCGTTGTCTTCCTTGTAATAAAGAAGCGTGCAGCTTCCCGAGTAACCCAAAACGCCGGGTGCATAGCTGCGCAAGTTATCGCCAAGCGTCGTTGTTTCTAGCGTCTCCAGGTTTGACTCAACGCTAAAGCTGGCAACCTTGGCGATGGTTGACCCAGACACCTGCATCACGCCATCTCTGCCGGTGTAAACCTTCGCCATTAGAGAACACCAATTAAATTCACTGTAACAGTGCTAATCCCAGGCCGCACCGAAACTTGCTGAGGCGGTTTTTCGTATCTGTAATCGTTGCCATGGGTCTGCGCTCCTAGTGCATCCTTGTTGCCCGTCCAGCCATTACGAGCAAGAGTTGAAAGCGTAAATGTTTTAAACGTGCCCTGCACTTCGTCGAAATGATCTAAAAATTGCTCTGCCTCTGCGTCTGTGATGTTTGCGTAGCTCAGCGACAGCTTCATGTTGGTGCGTTTGTCGCCATACAGAATGCGAACCTCAGCGCCATTTTGAGCCTTGAAAGTCTTAACGGGATAATCGCCAGACTCAAATGAGCGGCTTGTAGGCGTCAAGTTAGGAAAAGCCATTAGGCAACGTTGAAACTACCGTTCAGGAACTCATCCACAAGTCTACTTTGATCGGCGCTATCGCAAGCATGTTCAGAAGCGACGATGTCGACCGTTCCCTCTTGCGAAAACGTCAACTGCTCAACAACGTAAATATCCGAAGAGACTGTCTTGTTAGAAACAGTAAAAACAGAATTGAAAAAAGTGCTGTCGCTAACCTTGTTATTACTGACCTGCATTGTTGCTGTCTGCACGTCATCGTTTAACGATGCAGAATAATAATCAACGTTGTAGACACCGTCAGGCAGATCGCGTGCGCTGGTGATTCCGCCGCTACTGTCAACTGTTCCATTGTTTGCGCTGTTGTAAGGACTCGACTCTGTGACGACTTTAATATACGAACCAACACCAATGTTTAAGCCGTCAACCGTCGTTGAAAAGCTAATTGTATGCGAGACAAACCGACGCAGAATAAGAAAGTATTTTGCAACCTTGATTGCGTGCTCTTCTGACGTGCAAAACTGTGTGAGGTCAAAAGTTTCTTGAGGCAAAGCCGTCAAGCCGTTTTCGTTGTAAGCACGACTTGCCCCCGTTACTGTTAAAACTTTTTCTTCGGGAAACTTGTTTGGGCTCTCTTGTCGATACCGCACCACTGCAACAAACGGCCGCCGCTCTTCGGCGCTTAAATACTCAAGCTTGAAAGTGTCCTCAAGAATGTTTCCTTGAGTAAATAGCTGATCAATTTGAACCGCTCCAGACTTTATTCTATTGAGGCCGCCTGTTGGCAGCGCCGGAGTTAGTGAAAACTTGCCGTTTTTAATGACAAAGTTGCACAAGAAAAATGGAGCCACTTCAGAGATAAATTGCCTTAAATTTGTTCTCTGAACAATGGCACCATTGAAGTAAAGCTTTTCTGAATGCAAGAACTGAGAAGTCTTGATCAACTCATCCTTGTCAACCAATGGATGGCTATCCAATGCTTGATTCAAAAGACCTCCCGCGCCAGCAACTTGATCTGTCAGCAAGTAATACACAAGGTCTGTCAGCAAACTGCTAGGACCTTGGTTTGCACTGTCTCCATAAGCGGCCGTCTTGTTTGGATGCAAGCGCTTGACCTTTATTCCTTCAGACAGCCATACGCGCAATTGATCAAGCCCTGTGTAATTTTCTCCAGCTTTAAGGGACAGGCCAGCCAGTGTCATGTTCTCGACAGTCGGCCTTTTGTCATTTTCCTGAACTTCATTGACGTAAGTGACTTCATGCTCAGGGCTGCTGTCATTTGATTTGGCCACAATGTTACGGTAGAAACTAAGATCACTAATTTGAGTATTGGCAGCAAATTCTTCGCCTTCCACCGTTACTACATCAGTAATAGTATCTTCTTTTAACCTTGTAACCTGGAAACGAACTCCCACCTCTTTTTGACCCGAAAAGCCATAAACAGTTTGAAACGGGTTGCTTGAATCAATGACCACTTTATCGTCAAATACTTCATCCAATTCCCAATTTGTCGTAGTGTTTGCGTCGTTTGTTTTAACTTTTACGGACAGCGGACCCCAGATTTTTCTAGCGTCTAATGGATAATCTCCAGACGGACTTTTAACAGTAGAAGACAGCTCAATAACAATTGACTTTGATCCAGACTGCTTGGTTTTTGTTCTTGTTACTGTTTGCCTAT